CCGCCGTTTAAGATTAAGCCAACATCATCTTAATTAGGATCGGACCTGGGACCGCCTTTTCCGTTTTGCTCGATTACATTCTTGGACCCCAGCCTTCCGCCGTTAAAGCCCAGCATTAAGAAATATCCTCGTAGCCAATGACAAGTTCCAAGTCACTTGCTGCACTAGCTAAAGCTCTAAGGCTATCTCCTTCCTCTAAATAAAAATACGTGTCTTTTGTGCTTATAAGTTGTGTGGCATCAGCAGGAACAGTAATTGTTTTGGCGAGATATCTATCTGTTGTGCCATCGTAAATACTTACGCTAATGTCTGCTGTGTTTAAACCGTCAACATTAGAGCAAAAAATACTGTTTACCTTCAAGACTTTGTTGCTTGCAGCAGCGTTAGATAGTGCCGCACCAATCGTGGTAGTAACCGCGTAACGTGCAGTTTTGCCCGTGATTGTTGTCGGGCTTTTTAGGTTTGGAGCTGCCATTAGAAGATCATCCCTGCGATTACTGGATCGACTCCGACTGAGCCGCCACCTCCGCCGCCGCTGCCAATTTCAACGACAGCTCCAGCGTCTGTTTTGGTAAACAAACCTCCGTCACTGGTGTTCACTAAAAGTTCCGCTGTTGCCGAAAAATTACCTGCAACAGGGTCGCTAGTGCCTCGTTTGTGCCGGATCAGATTTGCCATAAATCAGAACGTACCTCCATCAATTGTGGATGTGCTTGAAAGATAGTCTGTGCCTTCTGTAGCGGCGGTAAACGCCCCCGTTCCATTACCTTTAATAACTCCTGTTATTGTAGTAGTTCCGGTTCCGCCATCTGCAACAGCAAGTGTTCCAGTAATGCTTGATGCCGCTAGATCTACCGCAATTTCGCTGGACTCGATTACTAGGCCGCCATTCGCTTTTAGATCTGCGCTAATGGTGGTGCCGGTAACATCAATGCCATCACCAGCTGTTGGTGGCGATGTGGTTGACGCGATTGTGATTGATCCACTGGCTTCAGTGATCGTGACGTTCGATCCAGCGGTCAACGTTGCAGCGGTTAAACCTCCGCTGCTATTACCAATGAGGAGTTCGCCATTGTTATAAGTGGTATTTCCTGTGCCTCCACCATCGTGAGCGATGGGGGTGCCGTTCCATACTCCTGTTGTGATGGTTCCTAGCGAGGTCAGCGACGATCCGGTTACGCCGGAACCCAACGTTGTGGCTGAAAGAACGCTAGTTCCAGCAATTTTGAAATCCTTGGCTGACGCTAGGTCAATGCTTTCTGAGCTTGTCCAGCTGTCAGTGGTGTCTAACCAGCTAAATGTTTTTGTTGTGGCGCCAAGTAATGAAATTCCGCCGCCATCTGCTGTCGTATTTGTAGGCGTGCTTACATTTCCTAATGTAATGTTTTTGTCTTGAACATCAACAGTTGTGGAATCAATTGTTGTTGTAGTGCCGTTTACGGTTAAGTCGCCTGTAACTGTTAGGTTATTTCCAAAGGTAGTGTTACCAGAAACTGTGGCGCTGCTAAGGTCAACTGTTCCTGTAAAAGTCTTGTTGCCGGAGATTGTTTGGTTTCCGGTAAGTGTTGCAAAAGCTCCAGAGCCTGCAATAGAAATTACTGAGCTGGCTACGTTGCCGCCAGCGTCCCCAAAACCGTAACTAAGAATATTGTCAACTTCAGAGTAAGCTAACTCACTTGGGGCTAGGCTTGACGGCGCTCCAGATGCTCCTCCGGCTGCGCGTTTCTTAATGCGGATCGTGTTTGCCATGACTTAAAAGTTGCCCCCAAGAACAAGTGTTTCAACAGTCCAAGTACTGTTCGCTAGAAAAGCGTCGTACGAAGAATCGTAATAAATAATGCTACTATCTACTTTAGCAGAATCATCTACGTGAATACCTGATGGCGTATTTCCTTGCGGACCAGCGGTTATAACTTCTACTACATTAGTCTCGGGAACTTTTACTACGACATTCCTTCCGTCGGTGTTTACATTTACGGTTGTCATGAGGTGTACCCCTCGCTAACAGTGATTATACCCTCAAGGTAGTACTCCTTTAAACCTTGCTGGTTCGTTAAAAGCACGTCGTAGTAAGCTTCGTCAGGTAAAGAGGTTGTTTGAGTGTCCGTTAGTGATACTGCAACGGTTCCAGTAGACCTGTCAGTGTAATATACTGCAAAATCTGCGTACTTTGTACCCCTATCCTTTGACCATGCTTGGGCAGCTACGCTCCAGCCTGTTAAATCTATTGCGCTACCTGTGTTATCCTTAAATTGCAGCGTAATACTGTAATCAGCTCTACGCTGGAGAAGTATGTTATAGCTGCCTGGTAAAATAGCCATACACAGATTTTAGCCGAAAGGGTCGGGCTTGCCAGATAAAATCGCCACCGCCCGTTTGTAAAACATACAGTCTGTTTTACCGGCATTTTCCAGTGCTTTCTTAATGCGTAACCAATTTTCGACGGTTTTTCTGTCCACTATTTGTCTCCCGTGTGGTTTGATGGGAAGGATCTGTTTCTGCCCCAAATAATTCTTACTCCCCCGCCAGCACCTGGATATGCAGAACGGTCCGAACCACCGCCTCCACCTCCGTAAAGACCGCCGCTATCGCTTTGTCCGTTCTCACCTCCTGAACCTCCTCGGCCTCCTTGATCTGCTGCCAAACCTGTACCTCTAAGACCTTCTCCGCCGCTTAAACCTTCGCCAAGTAGGCCGACGCCACCACCGCCATAGGCGTTGTTAACGCTAAAAGCTGCTCCCCCACCTCCGCCTCCTTGACCTGCGGTTGCAAGAGTGTTAATAGGGCTAAATGAAGTCCCGCCTATTCCCCCGTTACCGCTATAACCACCAGCGCCACCGCCACCGCCAGCGTATGAGTTGCTGGTTCTTACTGCTGAACCTCCTCCGTCCCCGCCGCCATCGGATGGAATACCTTCCTCTGCTAAAAGAGTTAAACCCCCTTTTCCTCCCGATAAAGAGCCGCTGGTCCCACCTACTCCCCCTGGACCGCCTCCGGCTTTTATCAGTATTTCGCCAAGTGCGTTATTAACGATCCTTGCTACAAGACTGTCCTCGCCATTCGAACCATCATTGTTTCCTCCCTCTCCGCCAACCCCAACTAAAACTGCAAGCAGTTCTCCTGGCGTCACACTAATATTGTTTTTATAACTAAGCCCGCCACCAGCTCCCCCTTCATCAGTTCCAGAGTTATCGGCAGAACCTCCACCTCCGCCTCCTACAGCCACAACGCTTATTGATGTAACACCGGCAGGAACTTCAAATATTTCGCTTGCATTAAAAAGCTTCTGACCAAAAACTCCAAAAACTGGGTCAAAAAGCAGAAATGGTATCGCGCTACCTGGAATCATTTTTATACCTCAGGAAACGGTTGAAAGTAAATTGCAAATGATAGATTGCGATGTATTTACAACATAGGATAGAACATCGACTTGACCTGCGCCGGTAGATAGAACTGGCGCCACCCCTCCGGCAAACTTGTAAAAAGTTCCGTATGCAAGTGTTCTACTACCTGTTGCGTCTTGTGTAATAAAAATACAGCCGGATTGGCCTGGCGTAACGTTTGAAGGGTTGTTTAAAGTTGTGTTAGCATCAAGCGTAATATTAAAAAGATTGCTAGAGTTAAAATCTACCGAAATACCAGAACTTGGGTTATTAACAAGTAAAGTAATTTCTGATCTTTGGGAACTGGTGTATGTCTGCGCTACGTCTGTTTTAGAAGTATTAGAATCAAATGCTTGGACTGTTACGCCAATGTCTGAACTTTGTAAAGAAGCTGCTCCGCTTGAAGCTGCCGTAATTCTCCCCTGTTGGTCGATTGTAACTACCGGATTGGTGTAGGCACCGGGAGTTACAGCTGTGTCATCTAAATCAATAGTTATCTGACCGCTACCAGTAAGAGTCGATAAGCCCGTACCAGCGGTAATTGTACCCTTTGTTAGTGAGCCGCTTGAATTACCAATTAAAATTTGGCCGTTTGTGTATGTAGTTTGCCCCGTGCCTCCTTTATTTGTTGCGATTGTCGTTGCGTTCCAAGTGCCTGACGTAAGGGCTCCAACGCTTGTAAGGCTTGATGAAACGACGCCTGAACCTAGGCCAGTTGCCGATAAAACATCATTACCTGCAATCTTGTAAACTTTTCCAGAAACAGTATTTACGTTCTCAGAAAACTCCCAAGCATCCTCAACTGAAAACCACTTAATACTTTTGTCTGTTAAACCTTTTAATACCAAACCTCCCGCGTTTGCATTTGTATCATTTGGAGAAACTACATTGTTAATTACTACGTCCTTATCTTCAACACTAAGTGTTGCTGTGTTTAAAGTTGCAGTAGCGCCATCTACAGTTAGATTTCCAGTTACAACTGTGTTACCGCTTACGTTTAGATTTGTTAGATTTGCATCACTGCTTACTGCGAGTGTAGATTGAATAGTTACGGGGTTCTGGAGCGTAGTCGCGCCAGTAACTTGGAGAGTGTTAAGGGTTGAGCTTTGGCCTACAATTAACGTTCCAGCGAGGTCTACGCTGTCTGTAAATTCGACGCCGTTAGCATTTGAATTTGTTTGCAGAACTTGGTTTGCACCGCCGTGGGCAAAAGATACGTTGGGTTGTGTAGCAGTTCCCCCAATACTTAATGGCGATGTAGCAGTAACCCCTGTAAGAAAACCGCTAATTTCTGACTGGAGTTGGGCGGCATCAACAACGCGACCTGCTGTGCCATTTGTAATATCAGTTGAACTAGCTAGTTGAACTGTGCCCGTTGAGCTACTTGTCGCAGCATTAATGTTTACAACTGGTACAAATTGCGAAGACGCATCTTTGTAGATAAAAAGTCTTGCTGGGTCTACGCTTGTGTCTAGCCAAGGATCTCCAGGGCTTGCACCTGTAGGGGCATTAGCGTCTACCCAAAAATTGTTTATCTTTCTTACATTGCCCGCAGTATCCTTGCAAGTAAGAAACGGCCCATCCGCATTGTAATTTAGTGCGATCTCCCCGAGACCTAGGTCCGAAGCGACAGGTAATCTTTGAGATACGCCACTCTTCTTGTGGACAATATCGAGTGCCATTTGCTATCGAGCGAAGATTCTGGTATTGACCATTGAAGTAATTCTAGCTGTTACAAAGAAGCATCAAACAACAGCTCCCCTAAGATTTTGCCAAGCACCTCAAATGTCAACGGAAAATTTTCAACGCAAGTACTCTGGGCAAGCACTGCTCCACCGGTAAGTTCCGCGTAATGTCCGGTGTTTGTTGATCTGTCACCTTCGTCACTGTTTGGGCCTGTCGAAACCCCTGAATTGTATGCTTTGCAAGAAAGAGTTGTCTTGGGAATGTTCTTGACAATTGTCAAATCACTTAACTGAGTGCCGCCATTGACAGTTCTAGGCGAAAAGATAACCGTGGCCTCAGTCTGGCCTGTGAAAACAAAGCCGTAAACCCTAGACCCGCTAGGAACAGTACCTGCATCTATTAGCTGATTTAGCTGGCTGCAAGTTGGCTCTGGATCTCGACCACCATCAATAAAAACTAGTATTTGAGAGTTGTCTTCAGTTCTCATCAACCTGTCCAATTGAAAGCCATCAGATACTCCCGCACTTTCTTCTGTCGATTGTGAAATCACAATTCGAGCAATATTGTCACTTTTGCTTCTGAAAGCGCCTAAAGAGCCTCTTGGACCTCCTGGCCTTGCGATAGCATAAATAGCTCCTGTTTCGTCTTCATCATTGAGACCTAATCGTTCACCAGGAACCTGTCCCCAGTTTGCGCCTGAAATTTCACTGCTGTCAATAAAGACTTTATTTGGGTTAGTGTCTGCAAAGAAACTAATAGCAAAGCCTCCAACGCTATATCTATTTAAAAACGTTCCAGTGCCTACGCTTTCGGCTGCCAAAGTACTTTCAATTGATGCTATATTCGTTTTGTTTTTAAAAGCATTTATAAAATTACCATTAGAACCCGATCCGTCAACGAGAAGGGTTACATCTACAGCAGCAGGCTTGCGGGTGCGAGCCTTGCTACCAAAAAAAGCGGGTACTGCAGTGACCATAATCAAGCAACCATAGAAGCGGTGAAAACAATGTTGGTTGAAGTTGCAACGTAATAGCCGATTAATACACTGCCAGAAAGACCAGCTGAGTTGGTTATCGGGCTAACAAACGTATTAACCACTCCAGACCAGTTGCTTCCATTAATTGAAGTGAATGCCGTTGTTGCCGAAACTCCCCTAGTAACCAAAATAAACCCAGACGTTCCAGCTACTGCATTTAACGGCGTGCCGAGATCAATCGAAGCTGTGTTTGCGGTTTGTTCAAAAGTAAAGTTTGTTGAATTTGCAAAGTTGTCTTGACCGCTTACCCAGACTGCAGGCGCTAGCTTGATCACATCTTCTGGATTTACTGGTGGAATCTGCGCCGTTGGTACGAGACCTGTCGCATCCAAACTTGCAAATCCGTTGGCAACACCTCTTGTACTGCTCAGGCCAGATGGCGTGACCGATCTGACTGCATCAGTAAGAGCCAGTGTTTCTGCGCCAGTTGCAAACTCGACAATTCCCTTAACCGTAGTGCTTGCACCCTGAATAAGGCCCGCATCGTCTAAGTCCGGTATTCGGGCAACTGGAATTTTGGCGCTCGCGTCTAGATCGCATAAGCCATTCGCAACTCCACGGACAGATCCAATACCTTTTGCTGTTACTGCGTTAATATCATTTGCATTTGAGGGGCTGCTAATTCCTGCAACCTCTGCGGCAGTTGCTAGCTGAATAATGCCTTTTTGTGTTTCGCTGGCTTCAGGAAGCACCCCATCAGCAAAAGTGACAGAACCTTCAATTGTTCCATTGATTAAAACTTCGTTGGTAAGTTCGGTGCGTTGTGGAGATTGCAGAAGTTGCGTGACACTTAAAGTTTCAAAATCAGTGGGAGTAGCAGGGAAATCAGGGTCTCCAGCTAAAGCCCCTAGACCGGCAATTTCGCTATTTACGGTCTGATTTGTACCAAGGTCCGTAATTACGTTTCCTTGCACAAGTAGGCCGTCTTCGTTGAAGCCTGTGTTGTAGCAGCGCCCACCAAGCAGATTTACAGCAAAGTAGTCAATTTTGTTTTGTTGGCTAAGCGGCTTAGTCTGGTACTTAGGTAAAGCTTTAGAGTAGTTTCCGTAGCCCACAAATTCATACGCATGGGCAAACGCACGAATTAAGCTGGGACGATTAAACTCAAGTTCCCAATTTACTCTGGAGTTAAGTTTTCCAGCGGGTGAAGGACTTGAAACATCTGCTGGGTTCCAATCCCTTAAACTAGCCGTATCTTGTGCTTCAAGAATTGTCCCTGATAACGTCCCATTATCGTGGATACCAATGTCTTGGTTGCTGTAGCCCAAAGCCCTCATTAAGAAGGATACACCCTGAAAGTCCGTGGTGCTTCTTACTTGATCCAAAATTAAAGCGTTAGTTGATTGATTTACACCTAAATCTGTGCTTGTAGGGCTGTTTGATAAGTCATTGTCTAGTGTTAGAACTGCGCCTGAAGAAACCCGCAAAAGCTCTACGCCCCTAGCGTTTGGCAGCATAGGCAAGCTTTCTTCAAAGGTATCAGAAGAGAAAGAATTAAATCTTTTATTTCTTTTACTTCTAAAAACTCTGCCATCCTCTACTACAGGACTGCCAACCCTGTAATACGTTGAAGAGTTAAATGTAGTAGCAGAATCTCCGGGTCTTATTACAATTTTGTAAACGTTGCTGCCAAAACTTGTTTCTGCATCTTTTGAATTAGAGACGATAAAAACTTCGTTCGTACCATTGGTTGGATCTAGTTGCCCGTTTAAAGAAGTTCTCTCCCCTAACCTTAAAATGTAGTTTCCTACGGGTCTACGGCTAGAAGCAGAGCCAGATACAATTAATGAATATTCCCGCTCTTCAGGTTTTCTGGTATCAGTAAGCCTGCGAATGTAAACACGATTGCCCGCAAGCGTGGCATTAGTGATAGTCGATATATTGTTTATTGCTTCATCATTTGATGCAACAACGGTAATTTGCGTGCTACTTACGTTCGCATCAAATGGAACAGATGCTAGCTTTGCTCTAACGTCAATTGCTTCTTCTGTTCCCGCACCAGGGCCTTCAGTACGGCTGCTGTTTTCAATCCAAATATAGTCTCCTGCTTTAAGGCTATACCCGTTATTGGCAAAGGCAAACTCAGGATCAAAAGCTACTTCTAAATTAATTTTTCCTGTAACACTGTCGTAACCGGCAGAGGAAACGTTACCAATACCAATCCTTCGGATGTTACTTCCATCTGTTTTTACTTTTAAAGGTCTGCGAACACGAAGAGCTTGGAAATCTTTGTCTTGCTCAAACGCACCTCCGCTCGTCCCAATTCCCCGGAATCCACTACTCAATAAAGCGGTTAAACCAAAATTACTGTTACTGTTTGTAATGGTACACTCGCCGCCGGAAGCTGTCCAATGGTGAACTGATGAACCGATAACAAAGCAACTAACTTCCTGAGTCAGAGCACTGTTAATTACCTTGAAGCCGAAACTCCTGTAATCAGTTTCGTAGCAGCCAGTGCTTGTAGAAAAATTACCCGCAATTCGAGACCTTAGGTCATTGCTGTCTGCAGTTAGGTATGAACTGTATTTTTGGTCATTGTCTGCGCCCGCAGGAAGCTGCCAAGTAGTGCCATTGTAAATCTGCCAAGCGTCCATGTCTCGCTGCAAACTTACAATTGTAAACTGGGCCACTACCATGGATTTCAGGCCAGTAGTAAGCGCACCATCTAGATACATGCCTGAAAAACCGTAGTTGCTTCTTAGGCTGCAGTTGAAGACATAACCAGAACTTCCATTTACCGAATCCGTTGCCGATCCGGCTGCGTCGGGATAAACCGTGGTTATTTGGGTCTCGCCCGGATTTATAACTTCAATGTCAGATGGAGTAAGGTTAAATACTGTCGCAATTTTTTGGTAGTAAGCTGTTAGGTCAGCCTCTGAGCAAAATGAAAACGCAGAAAGAAGGTGGTGCGAACTTGAAAAAGTAAGCGAATCTTTAAAAGTAAAGTTAAAAAAGAAAGATCCACCGGTCGTCTTAAAAACACTGCCTCTTCCTGTTACAGGATTTCCTGTTGGCGATGGGACATTGGCTGGGCGTATAACGCTTTTACGCAGGTCCGCACCAATAATTGAAACACCCCGAGGAAGGATGACTCCCATATCAGAAGAATTGAAAGCCCGCAGGTCTTCGTCCGTTGGGTCGTAACTATCAGGCCACTGGCTTACAGTTAGCCCTGTACTTGGAGCGTTGTCTACTACATACTCGCTAGATGCAACTTTAATTACAACTCGGTCGTATAAATCGTTGCCCGCTCCAGGTTTAATCGAAAGCTTTGCTGCCTCAATCAACGCCCTGTTAAGAGTTTTAAAAGGTGCGCTTACTGAATATCCTGATGTAAGCTGCTGGTTTGTAAGCGGTGGCGTAACCGTATTGTCTGCAATACCTGCAACAAATTTGTCCGATCCAATCTCTTGGTCTACATACAGAGTCGTGGTTGGCGAAGAATCAACCTCGCCGCCCGCAAGACGTAGCAAAGTGCTCGTGACTTGGCCAACCTGAGTTCGGAAGGTATTTTGACTGATGTCAATATTGTCAATAGCTCCAGGTTGCCCCGGCGTAACGATTGCCATTTAAACCGATGCCTTTGGTACTATTTTAGTCACTATAATCCCACTCTTAACGCTATTTCACCGGAAGTTGCAAATGAAGCCGATCCGACAATAACCTCGGTGGCTCTGACGTTGACTGCAATGTTTGTGATCAAAATATTTGTTGCGTAATACAGCCCACCTCTTGATAAAGTACTACACTTATTTCTTTTTTCGTCCCGTACCAACCAAAACTCGGCCTCCGCTTTTGCTCCCCTTTCTGTCACCTGCAAAAGCTGCAGTAGGTAACTGGAGTCCACCGGCCTTGCATCCTCGCTTACATTGTCGGTTTCGCCAACCTGAAAATCAAAAGCGCCCCCACCGGTAATTATGCTCTTTACGTTTTCGCCAAACTTCTCTCCTACTTGAGTTGTGTCGATAGCTGCACCGTCCAGCTCTAAAGACCACTCAGCTAGTTCGCACTGCAAAACCCAAGGAAAACCATTTACATCGCTTCTTGGAATTAAGTCGGCGTCGTCATATTCAGCCGTGCCAGCTGTAGGGCTTTCGTATGTCGGAGCAAAATCACAGATGCTTTCTAAAGTTACTTCGTCCCTAACATCGCTAAACCTGTAATCACCTGCGCCGGAAACGCAGTCAGTTACAGCGTTGTTGTAATCAGCAGTGCCTGAAGGGGCGATAAGAAGAGATTTAAACTCGTATTGAGCTAGGTTGATTTTTCCAGACTCTCCGCCATTCAGCGCCGCGCAAAAAGTGCTGTAAAAACTTAGCCGGTTTAAATTGTCTCTTGAAGCAAAATAATTTGCGCTTTTTGTGCCAACGCCGCAATAAAAATTGCTTGTGCCCTCTCCGACCCCCCTTCTATAAAAGAAATCATCGTCGTCACTTATAAAAGAGCGGTTCGGTCCGGCGTCTAAAAAACTTCCGGCATACATTGCAACGCCGTCAGAACATTGGCCTGATAACGGCAGACCTTCCTCTGAAAAAACGTAAACTTGGTCGCCTGACCAGAAGTCTTGAGTGTTTAAAACAAGGGCGTCAATGTCAGCTCTTAAAACTGAGTCGCTTACAACAATGGGGTTTGGGGCCTCGCGTCTTAAACGAACAATCCCGTAAGTTCCAAGTACAGCCATAGCATTAGAATCCGCCAGTTAATGGGCCAGAAATCTGGAATCCAACGCTACAAGATGTTACTGATCCAACTGACACTTCGGCAGAAACGCTAGTTAAAACCGCAGAGCCGCTTAACTGGTTACCGCCTGCTGAATCAAGAATCAGTTCTACATTGCTGAGTGGCTCTGAAGAGTTGTTTAAAATGTCGTTAAACAATGCAGTCGCACCACCCTCGCTTGGGTCATACATGATGTCTGCGCTGCCGGTTGTACCTCGTAAACCCGAAACGTAGGTACGGTCAAACTCTCCGATCTCGGTTGTTTCTAAAGAATCCTTAGCGATGTTTGCCGACCAAGAGCGTACCCTGGCAACTACTGTCCCGCGCCAACGCAGTTGACCATTACTTCCGGTGCGGACAGCCATGCCTATAAGCCTTTTGCTCCATTCTAAGCCCTAAAATCAACCGTCTAATGTTCCAATAAGCTTTACCGTCACACTTGAACGGTCATTAAAAACTGACCGAACTTGGGGCGTTTCTTGCCAACGCCAGTTTACATAATTGGGAATTTGAGCCTGCAATGCGCTGCTCATACCATTAAAAATATTCTGCGGTAAATTTAATTCCGTTCCAGGGCCGTATGCGGAATTAAAACACTCCAGAATTTTTGCTAGGTCGGCGTCGTTTACTGAAAACCGCAGATCAAGAACTGCGTCGAATGCTTTGCTGCCGTAAAGGCGAGTGGTCCCCGCTCCACTAATGCTGTTAAAACGCTTTGTAGGATACTCTCCTACAGTATAAGTGCGTTGGGTAGGGGTTAGCGAGGGAAAAGAAACTGCCATTACTAAATTAGTCCCTCAAGATTCCAGTTGCTGTCATCGTCAAATCCATCCACGATTAGGCTTTCGTCGTTGCTGTTGGTTGGGAAATGGATCGCCTCAACCTCAATATTACCGTCTTCATCAAACGAAAGCGATTGAGTCTTATACGTCTGCACGTTGGTACTGCCACTGTTTATACAGAACACAGAATTTGAAAAGCTGGTTTTGCCGCCTTGAACAAGCATCGTCGTTTCCCTAATATTTGTTGAAACGCCGTCCCAAAGCAAAACGGAATAGTTTCCATCCGCTAAAGGAGGCCAGGAAGTCACTGTTCCGTCATCAGCAATAGCGCCGTTTTGAGGTTGATCAAATGTTGTTGTTTCAAGCCCTAGCTTAAATACACCGCCGAGATCAAGATTTGCTTCGCTAGGCGTTGTTTTGAATTTGATCGAATGGGTGACAAGCCTGCGGAACTTGCACTCCCACTTGCCCCTGTCTATTGCGTGCCTTTGGTTTGTCGCAAAATCACTTATATCGATTGCCTCTATAGGAGCAAGATTCTCAACACCGGCTTCGCGCACTATAACTTCCCTGATCACAGGGAAAAGCCCTTTAGAAAAATCACCTGCATCAGCTCTTTCTTCGCGCCATCTAACCGAAACACGTGGTGCTATCCGGTCCGCTGCATCAAAATAATTTAGTTCAAACGAGCCATCGATTATGTTACCCGCAGTGAAAAGAGCTGTTATTACTTCTGGACCCTCAAAATTTGCAACAGGCTGCAAAGCAAATTTTCCGTTGCGTATCACAAAATCTAGAAGAAAATCAGCTGCTCTTTGAGCACCCCAAGTTCTAAGGTTTTGTTTTTCAGTAATAGCGCCGTCAAAAAAATACTTTCTTGAATAGTTCCACTCAGAAGCTTTGTTAAAACTATCTCTATCGATTTGCTGAGAACTTATGATAGAGCCAACTCCATATCTTTTTTTCGTAAAAAGATCATACAAGACTTCAGGGAACATACTTGTAGACATAACGCCTTTGTTTACATAAACGCTTAATTGCTGAAGGTTTCTGACTTCCTCGCTGCTTTTTATGTTAAGCCCCACAACTGCAGAAGCGAAATATTGTGGAACTGGACCGCCCCCAGAAACATTATTTATGTATACGATTTCATGCTCAGGCTCAGATACACTCGCTGTAACTTCGTTGTAGATGAAAGCTTCGGCTATTTTTGCGTAAGAGTCAACGTAATATGGGCTGTCCTCTCTGTTTCCAGCAAGCTGAAGACCTCCTTTTGGATAGAAGACCGATACACCAAAACTGTCAACACTTCTAGGGATAATTTGTCCAGAGAACTGCAGCACTACTCCTCCTTCGTTTATCGTTTGAATGTTTTGCACTGCGTAGTCCAGAACAGCTAACTGGCCAGCCGCTGCGCCTGTGCGTATTTCCCACGAAGATAAGGGCTCAATCCTTATCTCGTAGCGATTTTGAAAGGTAAAATCTAATTTTAAATAATTGTAAACATCAACACCTGTGGCGCTCCTTACTCCGAAAATAGTGCTTATTTCGGTAAACTCTGAAGGGTTTGCGGCTACCCGGTAAGAAATGCGGAAAAAGCTATACCTAAGCTCTGGTCCGGTGTAAGTACCACTGGCAAAATTTACAGGTCTAGCGCCGTCAGCGTCTTCGCCAAGAAAACTATCACAAGCTTCGCTGTCTATCTCTTGATATGTTTTAGTATCTCTAAAATTACAAATACCTTGGATTCTTAAACTTAAACGACTTCTTAGGCCAATCTCTACCATCCTAGAATTGCGCTCAGTAACAATATTGGCTATAGCGCAACGCATGATATGGGCTGTGCTGCTGGCTATTCGAGCAGAACTACGGTTAGCTTGAATTAGCGGAACGAAATCAACTGCTCCAGGGCGGACGACTGTAAATGTAGCCGTCATATCTCTGCCCCCACCCGTGGGAGTCTGATCAGCATCGGAAACAAACGGTTGCGTATCACGATTAGAACAAATAGCCAATGCGCTGCCAATCTTGTAAAGCTGGCCAATGTTTATTAATTCGTCATACTGTTTTTGACGGCCTGCTACAGCACCAGCAACATCTCCAACTGTCGCCTCACCAATATTTCCTCCTCGTCGAAACCCGTTAGGTAAATCGTCTAAAGCGCATGTGCTCAAAAGCCTATAGTTAAGCTCGTCGCCGCTATTGACTTGAATGCTATTTCCCGTTATTTCAGAACCGTTTAATGCGTAAAGACAGGATTTTCCAGGGAAAATTCTATCCTGTTTTGCACGGTTAGCCAGTTCTTGAAAGTCAGTCTTACAGTTTACCTCGTTATCAGGTCTAACAACAAATTGCCTAGCGGGACGAAAATTAGGGTTTACTCTGTAACCTAAATTGTTGCCGATAAAGCCGTAAAGTCCTATCGATGTCTGCGTAGAAGGTTTTGAAGTAAAGCAAAAAGCAGGCTTGTAGCCGCCGTTTGCATTTTTTACCTGAAAAACATCATCTGCGCCGTCGTTCTCCGAGTTGGCTTCGTCATTAGGAGGCGTGACGCCGGAAAGATAATCCCCAGAAGTTATCCTTCCACCAGTGTTGTTGTAGTAAATTGATATTCTTCCTGTAGTAGAAAGACCTAAATCGTAACCGTTTAAAAGGTTGTTGCCGATAGCAAACTGCTCTGCATCGACAAGCATTCCAGCAAATCTGTCCTCGATATTACTTGATTCACCTACTAGAAAAATAGCCCTTAGCAGCTGACCGCCGCCAATACTGTATATTTGCGACCAAAGCAAATTGGTGTTTACTCTAATTCCTCCGTAGTATTTGCCATCAATTAACTGGCGATTGGCGTAAACAATAGGGATGGTGCTACCAATTTCAACAACATTTTGGACAGTATCAAAACCACTCTTAGCCGTAAACTGATCACCTCTGACAATAGTTTGCCCGTCTACATTTCTTGTTCTAACGTCAGGAGCCCTTCTTACTTGGGGTTTAGGCGCTAATAATGCCGAAGCAGCAGAAAGTACAAGACCAATCGCCAGGTTGATCAGAATAATGGTGAATGGTTCTAAAGCAACAGGCTCGCCAGGTCTTAGTTTGCTATGAAGAATCGCCTGCCGACAAAACCACACATACTGCTCCTGAGACATCCCAGTGATGCCCATAATCTCCCGATCCTGCGGGAGAAACATGATTCGATTTTTGTTAGGACTTAGCATTATCGCAATGAAATGTTTCCGGTGGAAGGGAGTTCGCCAACACTGATCTGAGTGAGAACTCGCCTAGGGATGTTTGCTTCAATTGCGTCCAAAGGATTACCCAGCCTTACTTGTAGCCTACTCGTATCATGCTCAAAACCTAGGATCGAATAAAGCTCTTCGCTGTAACGGTTTGTTTCGACTAACGTGTCTGGGTCAAGCCATACTGTGCGAATCTCTGCTAGCCAGCGTTCGTCTGACGCTGTTTGGAATACGTTTAAATCGAGTTGGTTGACAGCAAATACAACTGCAGCTGAAATATTGGCTGCCTGCAAATCAAGCGTTCCACCGCTAAAGCCGAACCCCGCAAACACGTAAGTTGTTCCTAGGTATCTGCGCGACTCACCTTGGAAAAAATTTTGGAAAGCGTAGCCTGTGTTCGAACCCTCGAAGTCAACAAGCTTTAGGTAAGTGCCAATTGCAAGCATTAACTAAGCCCCACTTTGGATCTGGACGATGGTCGCTGTTTTAGATCCGAAAATATTTGGCTCCTAGCTTTGCGGGAAGCGGCTTCGGAAAGCGTACGACCTTGGTCTACGGTTAGATACTCCACGTTGTTAATAACCGTTGTATCTAGATTAACTCGGATAGGCTCAGACATCTGCATTGCTTGACGCTCTGCTGTCCTTCGCTCAATTACTCGCTCCATTGACATAGAGCTTGACGATACTGCCGCTTGGCTTTGAGCTATTGCTTGCTTTGTGCTGTAGTTACTGATGTAATTACGGCTGTCGGCTAGTGCTACCTCGCTGTCAGTTTCAGACTCGTCGCTTGATCCAGAGGTGCTGTTTGTTGATAATGCTTCACGGCTGGCTGAAAATACATCGTTAGGAATAATTGTGCCGTTGCTTGAGGGCACATAAAGCTCGGGTCCGCGCTCGCCCACGATGTAAGGCGTGTTTTCGCTGACTGGGCCGCCGTTTGCTCTTTGCCTAATACCAAAATTTGGTCCTAAAGTACCGAATACGTTTCCGGCTATATTTGTAAATTCCCCGCCGCCTGAACCTATACCGGTTCCAGGTAAAGAAGTTTGGCCCCCAACAGGTGTACCCAAGCCTGCAAAAGCCTTGGCCAGACCAATCGCGATATACTGAGCGATCAATGTTGCTGCAGTCTGAAT